AGCCTCGCTATGGTTAAAAATTTCCTTGACAATAATCCTGATGGGTATTGTTTATATTTTGATACAGAAGCCGCTGTCAACAGAGGACTCCTTGAGTCTAGAGGAATTGATCTCGAAAGGCTCGTGGTTGTCAATGTGGTAACTATTGAAGAGTTTAGATCAAAAGCATTGAAGGCTGTTGATATATACCTTAAGACAGATGAAGACAAACGTAAACCATGTATGTTTGTACTTGATTCTCTCGGTATGCTTTCAACTGAGAAAGAGATTACTGATGCCTTGAATGACAAACAAGTTCGTGACATGACTAAATCACAACTTGTCAAAGGTGCATTTAGAATGTTGACTCTTAAACTTGGACAAGCAAATATTCCTCTCATAGTTACAAATCACACTTACGATGTCATTGGTTCTTACGTCCCTACAAAAGAAATGGGTGGAGGCAGCGGTCTCAAGTACGCAGCTAGTACAATCATCTATCTTAGCAAAGCTAAAGAAAAGGAAGGAACTGAAGTCGTTGGAAATATTATCAAAGCAAAGACTGCTAAGTCGCGTCTAAGTAAAGAGAATAAAACTGTTAAGATCAGACTCTACTATGATGAACGTGGTTTAGATAGATACTATGGACTCTTAGAACTAGGAGAACTTGGTGGACTCTGGAAAAATGTCGCAGGCAGATACGAAGTCAACGGCAAAAAAGTCTACGGAAAACAAATTCTTGCGAACCCTGACGAGTATTTCACCGAAGAAGTTATGGCAAAATTGGAGGAGACAGCCAGAGAAGAGTTTAGTTATGGATAAGTTCATTAGAACATATCCCTTGTTTACTCCAGACGTATGTAAAACTCTTATAGACACATTTGATGGTGCCAAAACTAAGGAAAGAATAGATAATTTTCTTACACCTCAGTTTACTCAGGTCAATGTAAATGAATTGGCAGAGAAAGGCTATCAAAAATTTACACAACTTCTGTGTTATAAAGTGTTGGAAGGTTTAAAAGAATATAAGAAAGAATTACCAGCATATACAGAATGGTTTCCAGACAAAGTATATTTTGAAGAACTAAGAATCAAAAAATACGATCCAGGCACAGACGATCAGTTTGATATTCATGTAGACGTTCAAGATCATCAGAGTGCAAAAAGGTATCTTGCCTTTCTTGTTTATCTGAATGATGATTTTAAAGGCGGTGAGACTACATTTCCTTATCATAACTTGACAGTTAAGCCAGAAACTGGTAAAGTATTAGTGTTTCCACCTACATGGCAGTATCCACACATCGGATTGCCTGTAAAGTCAGGGAAACCAAAATATATCATGAGCACTTATCTTCATTATAATTAATGGAAACTATTGAAAATACTATCATTCAGAATCTAGTTACGAATGAGGAGTATACAAGAAAGGTATTACCTTTTCTAAAACCAGATTACTTTGACAAGACACATGAAAAAATAATATTTGATGAGTGTGCCAAGTTTATTGTTTCTTATGATAAATGCCCTACGAAAGAGATATTAAGTATTGAATGTGAGAAGAGAAAAGATATAAATGATGACACCTATAAGGAGATAGTAACCTATCTAAACGACATTGAACTGACTCCCACATCAGATGAATGGCTTATAGATACTACAGAGAAGTGGTGTAAAGAAAGAGCAATCTATCTTGCACTGGTCGAAAGTATCTCTATTGCAGATGGACATGATATCAAGAAAGGTGTTGATGCTATCCCTGCTATCTTATCAGACGCACTCGCTGTCGGATTTGATAACCATGTTGGACACGATTACTTAGAGGATTACCGTGAAAGATTTGACTTCTATCATAGAAAGGAAGACAGAATTCAATTCGACCTCGAATTTTTCAATAAGATTACGAAGGGTGGCCTTCCAAATAAAACACTCAATATTGCTCTCGCTGGCACTGGTGTTGGTAAGTCTTTGTTTATGTGTCATGTCGCAAGCAGTGTGTTACTCCAAGGCAAGAACGTACTATACATCACGCTTGAAATGGCTGAGGAGAAGATTGCAGAAAGAATTGATGCTAATCTTCTAAATATTGGTGTTCAACAGTTGGCAGATATTCCTCGTCAGATGTTTGAAACGAAGGTTACTAAACTGTCAGAGAAGACTCAAGGTAATCTTATCATCAAAGAATATCCAACTGCTGCCGCACACTCAGGACACTTCAAAGGTTTATTGAATGAACTTGCATTGAAGAAATCATTCAAACCAGACATCATATTTGTAGACTATCTAAACATATGTGCTTCATCACGTTACAGGGCTGGATCAAATGTTAACTCGTATTCCTATATTAAGGCGATTGCTGAAGAGCTCCGTGGTCTTGCAGTGGAAACTAATGTACCTATCGTCTCCGCCACTCAGACGACTCGTTCTGGTTATAGTTCTAGTGATGTTGACCTTACTGATACGTCAGAATCCTTTGGCCTTCCCGCTACTGCTGATCTCATGTTTGCTCTTATTAGTACGGAGGAGCTTGAGGAGGTAAATCAGATTATGGTCAAACAGTTGAAGAATAGATACAATGACCCGACCATGAACAAGAGATTTGTGATTGGTATTGATCGTGCTAAGATGAGATTGTATGACGTAGACCAGAGTGCCCAAGACGGAATAGTTGACAGTGGACAGGAGATAGAGTATAATACAGAGAAAGAAACTAAAAAAATTGCAGACAAATTTGCAAAAATTAAATTCTAATGACTATTGATTTTAAAAGGTATGAAACCTTTGTTGACGCTGTAACTTCCGACGCTTCAAAAGACTTTGTAAATCTTGCTGACCGCATGGTTGAACTAGATAGAGAGGGTGCAAATATTGAGAGACTTCTTACTGCTGGTGTTGGCATAAATGCAGAGGGTGGAGAGTTTCTTGAGATCATAAAGAAGATGATTTTCCAAGGCAAACCTTGGAATGACGCTAACAAACATCATCTTGTAACTGAACTTGGTGATTTGATGTGGTATATCTCTCAGGCATGTATCGCACTTGAGATATCAATGGAAGATGTAATTGCAACCAACGTAAAAAAATTAGAAAAGAGGTATCCAGGCGGTAGTTTTGACGTATTCTATTCCGAAAACAGACAAGAGGGTGATCTCTAGTATTTGTATACTAGGAGGTGGCACATCTGGATTTGTAACAGCTGCCATACTCTCGGAATATTTTAAAAACATATCAATAAAATGTGTATATTCTTCTAGTATTGGAAGAATAGGTGTAGGTGAATCAACTCAACTAGCAATCAATGATGTATTTCAGTTTCTTAGATTATCAGATAAGGAATGGATGCCAAAATGTAATGCTACATACAAAACTAATATAAAATTTGAAGGATGGTCTGATGCAGATTTCTTCTATCCCTTCGGGGATTTGACAGGAGATGATGTATCAGATTTTTTTATACTTACTCATCTGTTTCCAGACATAAAGTTCAATCAGTTTTCTAGGTTTCATAGATATCATTCTAGATTTGCTGAACTGAATAGATTCACAGATGATGGTTGGGACTTTCATGATTTGACGGCATATCATTTTGATACAGAAAAATTGGCAAAGGTATTCTATGATGTTTGTTTGAGAAATGGCGTAGAATTTGTTGATGATAAGTATATCCGTGCCAACCAAAGTGACGATGGTAGTATAGTATCTTTGAAATGTGAGAATGGAACACATGAAGCAGATCTATTCGTAGATTGTACTGGATTTCACTCTGAACTATTAGGTAAAGTCATGGGTGTCCACTATAATTCCTATGCAAACACACTCATAAATCATCGAGCAATAGCTGCTAAGATACCTTACACTGACAAAAATAAACAGTTGACCAGTTACACTAATAATGTGACCATGAACAACGGTTGGTGTTACGAGATACCCCTTTGGGATGGATTATCGGTGGGATATGTTCATAGTTTGAAGTTTGCAACAGAATCATCTATTGAAAAAGAATTTACGGATAGATATGGAATAGAACCTAGTAAAGGTGTAGAGTTTAGAACAGGTAGATACGATAAGGCATGGGTAAAAAATGTTGCATCTGTAGGTTTATCTTTTGGTTTTATAGAACCATTAGAAGCCACAGGTTTGGCATCTATTGTTACTAACGTGTTTAGATTATTAGAGTCACTATCTACGAATCTATCACCTAATTCATTCGATAGACAAGTATTTAATCATGCCTGTGCCACTGAATTAGATAACTCAAAGACATTCATAGACATGCACTATGCTACTTCTCATAAATCTGACACAGAGTATTGGAGATATGTCACAAACATAGATTATCCTTGGGATCAGTACAGTTGTGGTAGAGCAATAGAGATGGTGACAGGTGACAGAGATTTTTCAAATAAGAAAGCAAACGGTGGATTGTCATTCATATTGGCTGGTAATGGATATAGTCCACACTCTCCAGCATTTATTGATAGAATGGGAGATAGGAATTACTATATGGATTTGAAGAACAAAATTTTACAGGAAGATAAAGAACTTAACCAAAAAGTATTACAGTATCCTACGACAGCAGAGTTCCTAAAAGATTATATTTACTCATAAATAATTCTAAAACTCATTGTAATGGCACAAACTTTAAGTTTTAAAGAAATAGTAAAACCTTTTTATAGAGCGACAGCTGGTATTCAAAAGGGACAATACAGATATAAAGCATTAGCTAAAAAGATTGCAGATAAGACGCCAATCTTGATGTCAGATAATGAGATGAGAGTTTTAAGTTATGTGAGTAGTAAAGAAAGAATCGCATTTACTACAGGAAGTCTTAATGATTTAGC